CCGCAACATCAACATTCTGTGTTATGTTGCGTGCAAACCCAGCTGCACCTGTAACAGGACTATAGATTTGCGCAGTTGCATTAAATCCGATTCCATTTTCTCTTAGCGACTCTCTAAATGACAAGAATTCTGACAATGTAGGTGCTGAAGCTCCTGAGTGATACCTGACTCTGCCATTGTTTGTAACTACTCCAGGTGCATCAAAATTATTATAAGATTTTTGATAATAACGATGCTGCTTCACAATATCCTCTGCTACTGAGGTATTTTCAAGAGGTGTTGCTACAGCTCCTTCCTCAATTTTCAAAAATTGAAATGCTAGAGTATCACCTATATTTTCCAACCAGTTTACCTGTGTTGCATCAACACCAACATTCGTGCCAATTGTCGTATCCCATACATCTGTAGGACCATGAAAATCTGTTCCAGATGCTAGAACAATATTTACAGTCAAACCCCTTCCAGAATTAAAATCCCATGTTCCTGAATTTGGGTTTGCAGGGATGTTTAATACAATTTTTTGCCATGTATCGGCAACTGAAATATTAAATGTTGTTGAGTAATTCATATCTTGGACTGAGTTTTGTAATACTACAGTATAAGTGCCTGTCACAGAACTCCTAAATGCAAATTGTATTGTGAATGGGTTTCTAAATAATGGTATGAAATCAGCACCTTCAACAAAATATACTATAACTGCATCCTCATCATTTGGTATTGCTCCAATTGCCGCTTGATTTGTTAGTTCAATCGCATACCTGCTAAATCTATTAAATAATTCATATGGCGGTGTATCAGTAACTCTATTACTATCAACATTTGCGCCTACAACCGCATTTGATGATGAAAGGAAAAATCTATCGGCTATTGGATTACCTGTAAAATCTAACGCTGTAAACGATGTTCCGCGTGAGAATATATTAGTTGATAAATCACCTCCAACAACAACGCTTCTATTTGCTGTTTTTTCAATATCAAAAAACTGGACCCATTGGTTCAATAAATTGAACAAAAAGTTAATATTGCTTGATTTTGGTACACTATCTCCCTCAGTACTATCTGAAAGCGACCAACCATCAGTTTTAAGTGATGCAGAAGGTTCTTCCAAGTTTGGGAAAGGGCCTCCACCGCCTGGCACTGGCCAATTTCTTGGTGTGGTTGCTAGATCAGGGTAATCATCAGGTCTTGGCATAATAACTCCTTAAAATAAAGCTGTTTCGACGGTTCCAAGGAAATCGCTACTGCTTGCAAGTCTTATATCATTACTTTTTGCAAAGTCATAAAAGCTAAATGTAGTTTGGGTCCCTGTTTCCATTTCTAAAAAATCAGTCTCTTTAATAACCTTTGTCGTAATCCAATCGGAAGGGCTAATTGCTGGCTTCTGATTATAGTTTTCTTGAACCAGTATAGAACCACTAAAAGTTCCAGTTGGGCACCTTAATTGAATTTTATATATAGGCTGTGATGCCAAAAAATTACTTATTTGTGAAACACCATCAAATGTGGTATTAATTGTTGGCTTTTCTGCTGCCATAGTTGCCATAGTTTTACTCCGTTTGGTATTGTGTTATAAATTCACCTGCAAGAGATTGATCGTTACCTCCTGCGAATGTTCCATATCCTGGGTGCAATCCTCCATCACTATCTGCAAATGCAAATGGCAATCCAGTATAATGTTGTAAATACAATCTTACGCCAGCTCCTTTAACGAGGCCCATTAATTGCCTTGTCAGCTTATCATCAACTTTGGGTCCGTCTCCCAATAATGCAGCTTGCGCCGGTGATTCTGAATTTGGAAAATAAAATACAGTAGTAGATTCAGAAATAATCTTAAACACATTATTTAATATTATTTGTGAGGCATTACCAGTATTTATTGCAATTTTAGTTTTAATCAACTCTCTATAATCATTATCAGTAACGGTGGTGGCTCCTCTTGGCTGACCAACGATTGCACCTATAATGTCAAGTTGAGCGCCTTCTGCCGTTGACAATCCTCTTTTTTCAATCAGATCAACAATTGTATCCGCCAAATCAGTAAAAGGAAGTCCGATAGAGTCAAAAAACTTATCAATGTTTTCTTGCTCCATTGCATCTCTAAACTGCCTAAGCAGCTTATCTTTCATTTCTTGTGTGTAATCGGGTGTTGACATTAAGGTGCCTCTATAACTGCAACATTTGCATTATCAAAGAATGATTTCTTATCTCTATCTATAACAATTTCATCAGGTAAGAAAGGACCTAACGCGTTAAGACTCATACCTATTACAAGATTCAATATTCCATCTGGGACAGCTTCATAAATAGGTCGACAAAAATGCTGCGGGATGACATTTTTATCATCGCCCAGGCTATTACCGAATTGGACTACTGAATTTTTTATTAAGTCCACTACATTTTCTGGAGTAATTTGATTAGGATCAGGTGTGTAAGTTACTTCAACATAAACATTTACTAATGTTGGTCGTATAAATCTTACTATTTGAAAATTACCGTTGACATCAACCGCATTAACAACAACATTTCCATTTGTCGCTATCCCACCGGTGTTGATATCCAAAATTGTTTGCCCAATTTCCTGATCATCACCACCGTCGATAACAACCTGTATGCTGTGAGGTAAAAGTCCGAATTGATCCACAACATCTAGAACATTCTCAAATATTTTAACTCCTGAAACACCGACAAGCTGCAATAGATTTGCCTGTAAAGCTCCTAAAGTACTCCTGCCCGTAATTAAAAGAGACCTGTTTCTTCTTACCCTATATGCTGTATCTGATTCTCTAAAAGTTCCTAAATCAGCAGATTCAGGGTTAATACATGAATCCCAACCGGTAATAGGTTTTTTTATATTTATCAACTTATCGGCTGGGGCGGCAATAGGACCAATTTCCTGAGATTCGAATTTTAGAAGGCCCGTTATTTTGATTATTGAAATATTTGCAGAAGTAGAAGAATTAAAATCAACCAATGGATTAACGTGGGTTGCATCAAACGTTTGAGGGCCCGCGCTATAAGATGAAGTTAAGTCTGGGTCTGCATCAATTTGAGCAGAAATTGCGTTTGAAACAATATCTACTGTATCCGCTGGGGCTGCAATATGTGAAAATGTAGCCCCATCGATAGTGACGACATAATTAAATCCGACAATGATAGGAGAATCGATCTGATAAACAACAGATTGAGCATTAGCTTGGTCAAATGTAAAGATTGACGCAGAATCGAAATCATTCTGAGTGCTATCGACATTTACAATTTGTCCGGCAGGTAAAACCACGCCGTTATCGCCAACAACCTGACATACAACTTCAGATTTGCTATCTTCAATTCTAATTACATCAACCAGGGCATAATTATCATCTTGTTGCTTACCAATTGATTGGGCCGGATCTTGAGAGGCATAAACATCGCCAACAGTTTGCCAAGAGTCGACTAGAGCTGATCCAAACACATCGGCTATTATTCCGGCAACTGATTCATCATCAGTGTTGAAATCAACCCCAAATTTGTCTTTGAACCCTTGTTTTATTTGCTCTGTTAACTCTTCTTGAGTCGGTATAGTTAACCCAGCAGGGGTTAGTTGGCTTGTCATCCTGACAGTACTCCATCCTTGATATTCACGATTTCTTCAGAAGATAGCTGGACGTCTGATTGATAGCTATAAAATCGCGTGCTCCTATTCAATTCTGACACAAAACTGATGACCCTATCAACCACGTCGCTTTGGTTAATATGGTCTCTAAAAATCATATCAATAGCGCTCTTAGACCCAGATTCAGTTATAGATTTTTGAAAATAGGGGAGACCAATTGAATTGTCTAAAAACCACTCTCCTAATACAGTTTTCATTCGTATGGAGAGTCTTTGTTTTTTATCGCTCGTTAATGAAAATGTATCATTTGTTATATCAAGATCCCCATTTTCATTTAATTTAAAATCTGCCATTTAAAACTCCTATGGAACCGGTGGGCCACTATTACTAGCGCCAGTTTGGACGCCGCTGTGTAAATGTGAGTTAAAGCTGATATTGTCAATAGTGGCATTTCCTGTAACGGTTAAATTGCCGTCAATAGTTACATTTGCCTTAATCTCCATTTCTCCAGTCGATTCAATTTCAATTTT